CACGCCGCTCGAAGGCATCTCGGAAACCGTCATGCAGTTCATGAAAAACAGGGATAACGAGGACTGATGCCTGAAATCACCCCCTCTCGCTACGTGGTTCACGCTGGCTGGGAACACGCGCCTCATCTGGACGAGCAGACCAAGCGCGATCTTTTAGCCGGTACACCACCGCACCTTCGTGATGCGCGGTCAAAGGGCATCCCAAGCTTGGGCGAGGGGGCGATCTATCCCGTCCCGTGGGAAGAAGTCAGCTGTGACCCTTTCTTGCCTCCTCCCTATTGGCGGCGCTGCTTCGCCCTTGATGTGGGCTGGCGGAAGACCGCAGCGATGTGGTTGGCAGAAGATCCCGCAGACGGCGTGCTCTACGCCTATGCAGAATATTACCGGGGGGAAGCAGTCCCAGCAATTCATGCCGCTGCCGTCAAGGCCAGAGGGGAATGGATACCTGGGGTGATTGACCCGGCATCCCAAGGCCGCACCCAAGACGAGGGCAAGCGCCTTATCACTCAGTACCGCAGCGCCGGTCTCACCCTGCGGCCTGCCAACAACGCCGTTGAGCCGGGCATCTATGCGGTTTGGCAGCGTCTGGAAACAGGGCGCCTAAAGTTCTTCACCTCCCTCCGAGACACCGAGGAGGAATACCGGCTCTACCGGCGCGTCAGAAAGACCACCGAGACCGGGGAGCGGGTGCAGATCGTGAAGAAGAAAGACCACCTGATGGACTGCCTGCGCTACGGCGTCGTGGAGTTCGACAAGGTGGCGATTGTGCGTCCGGCGGGCGAGGAAATCACAGGATCCGGCTTCTCGCCGGTCGACAAGCGAGCGGGGTACTGACGTGCGCGCACATGCAATCAAAGGGCAGGCAGAGCCGCAGGGCGCGCCGGAGAGCGATAAGGATGATAAGGGCCTTCAGGGCCGGATCGAAGCCTATATCGGCAAGCTGGAGGCCGAGGCCAAGCGCCGGGTTGACCTGAGGGCACATGTTGAGAAACGCTGGCTTGACGATCTGCGCCAGTACCATGGCAGGTACAGCGACGAGGAGGAGGCGGCCTTTAAGAAAAACAAGGGCTCACGCGTCTACCTCAACCTGACCCGACCGAAGACCAATGCGCTGATGGCGCGCCTCTGGGATCTGCTGTTCCCCACGGATGACCGCAATTGGGGGATCGGACCGACCCCGGTTCCTGAACTGACCGAGCAGGCCGAGGAAGCCCTCAAGCTGGCGGACGACGCCAAAGAGACGCTGGAGGCACGACGCGGGAAGCTGCAGGAAATCGAGCAGGCCGCGAACAATGCCCAGGACGAACAGACCCGCGTGGAACTGGAGCAACAGGCACAGCAGCTGGCCGCCGATATGGAAACGTCCGAGGAGGTTGCCAGCGAGGCGCAAAAGGCCGCCGATGACCTCCACGCCACTCTGGGTGAGGCCACCAGCCGGGCCGAGCTCATGGAAAAGGAGATGGAGGATCAGCTGAAGGGCTGCGGCTATCAGGCCGAATGCCGCGACATGATCGCAGACGCCTGCAAGATCGGCATTGGCATCCTCAAAGGCCCGGTCCTTGGCGACAAGACCAAGCAGAAATGGGAAGCGCACACCGTCACGGACAAGGACGGGAAACAGCGCGTCATGCATGTGCTCTCCAACGTGAAGGATGATGCCGCCCCCAGCGCCCACCGCGTCGATCCTTGGGCGTTCTTCCCGGACCCGGATGCGGCGCGCGTCGAGGACTGCGAGGGGTTCCTTGAGCGGCACCTGATGAACCGGACCAAGTTCCGCAAGTTCGCGCGTCACCCGGACGTGAACAAGGACGCGGCGCGGGCGATCCTGAAGGAAGGCGCGGGCGCCGGGCAGATGCCCTCTTATCTGGTCGACCTCTCCAGCATCACCGGGCAGAAGTCTGAAAGCCCCAGCGACCTGTTCACGATCTGGGAATACACCGGGCCGGTCGAACCCGAGGATCTGGCTGATCTCGCGCGGGCCATGGACGACGATGAAACGCTTGATCTGCTGGATGAGGACGGTGACATCGACCCGCTGGTCGAGATGCACGCCAAGATCTGGTTCTGCCAAGGCAAGGTGCTGAAATTCGCGCTGCACCAGCTGGACAGCGGCGAGCCGATCTATTCGGTCTTCAACCCCGAGGAGGACGAACACAGCCTGTTCGGTTTCGGTCTGCCGTACCTGATGCGGGACAACCAATCGATCCTCAACGCCGCAAACCGGATGATGATGGACAACGCCGGTCTTTCTGTCAGCCCGCAGGTTGTCGTCAACAAGAAGATGGTTCGCCCCGAGAATGGCGACTGGACGATGGAGCCTCGAAAGGTCTGGATCCGCGAGGATGTCGATACGGACCCGCGCATGAAGCCGTTTGAGGTCTTCAACATCCAGAGCAATCAGGCGGAGCTTGCCGCTATCATGGATATGGCCCGGCAGGGGATGGACGAGACCGCCAGCCTTCCGCAGATCGCACAAGGGGAGCAGGGCGCCGGTGTGACCAAGACCGCCCAGGGCATGGCGCTCCTGATGAACAGCGCGAACGTGGTGTTCCGGCGTATCGTGAAGAACTTCGATGACAACGTGACCGTGCCGATGATCCGGCGCTTCTATCACTGGAACATGCAGTTCTCCTCCAAGGACGCGATCAAGGGCGACTATGAGGTCGACGCCCGCGGCTCCAGCGTCCTTCTGGTGCGCGAGATGATGGCCCAGAACCTGATCATGATCGCCCAGATGTTCGGCGATCACCCGGTCTATGGCGAATGGCTGAAGCACTCGAACCTGCTGAAGCAGATCTTCCGGGCCCACATGATCCCCGCAGACGAAATCGCGAAGTCCAACCGCGAGTACGAAGCCGACGCTGAGAACAAGGCACAGCAGCCCGATCCGCAGGCGCAGGCCATGCAGGCTGAAATGCAGCTGAAGCAGGAAGAAATTTCGGTTCGCCGGGAGGAGATCGAGGCGAAGCGCGAAATCGCCAACATGGACAACGACACCAAGCGTTATGTCGCGGATCGCAGTTTCGATGCGGTCATGGAGAAGCTGGCCGAGGGGCTGAACACAACCCGCGAGCAGCTGGACGCGAAAATTCAGATCGAAGGCAACCGCGAGGACGCCAAAGAGCGGCGCCTAGCCGTTGAGGTCGCGGAGAAACAGCGCACCGGTGTCAGCGCCGGGGGGGCGATTTGATCACTCTTCCGAGCGTCAGGTACTCCTCTGAGTGGAAGGCTGTTCGCAGGTACATCGCCAGCCGCATCGAGGACCACAGGAAGTCTCTGGAGCACCAGAGCGACCCCGTGATGATCCACCGGCTTCAAGGCCGGATCAAAGAGCTACGCCACCTGATTGACGAGGTGGAACCAGAACTCGAACCGGACGCCAAGTAGGCGCCCCGTTCCAGCCCGGGCGCAAGCCCACCCCGAAAACCAACGCCGCCCGCATGGGCCGCACCCCGCAACCGGCCGCGCACCGCGCCGCCGCAATGATCGAGTGCATCGACAATGACCGACAAGGTAGACACCACCGCGCCCGCCGATGAGATGGCCGGCGAAGCCACAACCGACGAAGACCAGATCTGGAAGGAGCTGGCAGCTGAAGAGGCCGCCGCTGCTGGGGAAGACCCGGAAGCCGCAGAACTCGAAGAGCAGCTGGAAGAGGATGCCACCATCGAAGGCGAGACCGGCGAAGAACCCGGTGCCGACGACGATGATGCTCTCAACGACGACCAGAACACTGCTGAAACGGATGACGGCAACGGTGATGGCGCCGAAGCGGACAGCGACGAAGACACTCAAACCCCGACGCTGGAAGAGCTTCAGACCCAGACCAAGGATCTGGAGCAGAAGTTTCGTTCGGAACAATCCCGATCGATCGCACAGCAAAAACGTGCTGACCGGCTCCAGAAAGAACTGGATGCCATCAAGCGCCGCAAGGATGCCAATGGCAACGCTGAGCAGGCCGAGGACCGGCTTGCATCTCTCTCCGAGGAATACGGGGATGTCGTGGGACCGCTCGTTGATGAGGTGAAAAGCCTCAAGGGCCGTTTCAAAGACCTCTCGGACGCCGATGAGCAGCGGACAGAAGTGATCACCGAAGAACTGCGCGAGATGCAGGAAAAGGAGATCGCCACTTTCGAAGAAACTCACCCGGACGGCATGGATGTTGTCAAAGACAACGCCGAGGTTTTCCAGGAGTGGATCGAAGATCAGCCGAAGGTCATCCGTGATGCCTACACCGCAAACCTTGACCGGTTCGTGGATGGCACCGCCGCCGCGCTCGTTGTCTCTCATTTCAAAGCCGCGCTTCAGGAAGCCAGCCAGGGGAATGCATCTCAGCCCGCAGAAGGGGAAGCCGAAACGGCGGATCCGCAGGCTGAAACCCAAACCGACAAACGGCTTGAACGCCGCCGCAGCCGCCAGCTCGCAGGCGCCGCAGCAACCCGCACTACAGGCTCTCAGAAGGTATCCAGCGACCTCCCGCCGGATACCGAAGATGAGGAAGCTCTGTGGAAATATTGGGAAGCCCAGGACGCCAAAAAAGCACGGTCTGGCTGACAGTTCGGCGCAGAGCCTAATCTGAGGACATCGCCATGAGCATGACCACTTCTACCTCCTCTGGTATCTCCCAGCGCACGAATGTGTGGGCTGCCCGCGAGATGCTGAAACACGCCGGTCCCGTCACGGTGCTGGAAAAGTTCGGCAAAGCAATCCGTATGCCGAAGAATAAGTCGACCACGGCCAAGTTCCGTCGCCCCAAAGTGTTCGCGGCTGTGACCACGCCGCTGGTCGAAGGCGTCACCCCGACGACCACGGCCTTCCAGTATGAGGATGTCTCCACGAACCTCAGCCAGTACGGCATGGTGGTCGGGATCACCGATGTGATCGAAGACACCCACGAAGACCCGGTTCTGCAGGACGCAACGCTCCAGACCGGCGAAAATCTGGGCCGCACCATCGAGGCGCTGACCTACGGCACGGTCAAGGCTGGCACCTCTGTCTTCTACGCCAACGGCACCACGCGCGCGGGGATCAACACCGCGATCACGCTGAACAAGCAGCGCGCGGTCACCCGGTATCTGAAAGGCCAGAAGGCCAAGAAGATCACCCGCATGCTGTCCGGTTCGCCAGACTATTCGACCAAGCCGATCGAGGCCTCTTACATCGCTGTCGGCCACACCGACTGCGAGTCGGATATTCGCAATCTGGCTGGCTTCACGCCGGTGGCTGAATACGGCCAAGTCAAGCCGGTGTGCGAGGAAGAAATCGGTTCGGTCGAGAATGTGCGCTACATCCTGTCGGCAGATCTGGACCCATTCCTTGCTGCAGGTTCCAGCACACTGAATGGCATGGTCGCCGCGGACTCCACCAATGTGGATGTCTACCCGATCCTGTTCTTCGGCATGGACGCTTACGGCGTTGTCGCCATCCGTGGCCAGGGCGCGGTTTCCCCGACCGTCATCCCCGTTGGTCAGAAGACCAAGGACGACCCGCTGGGGCAGCGCGGCTATGTCGGCTGGAAGACCTGGTTCGCATCGCTGATCCTGAACCAGACGTGGATGGCCCGCCTCGAAGTCGGCGTCACCTCGCTCTGATCGGTGCTGCGGGGGCTGTCATGGCCCCCGTTTCTCTTCCTGACAACCTGAAAGGAGGCCCGCTATGAGCAAGGGTCATTTCAAGACCGGCACCGTGGAAGGCACGGCTGCGGCAATCAACGTGGAGCTTGGCTTCACCCCCGCTTACGTCAAGCTGATCAACATCGATGGCGATGCAACGCTGGACTGGACGAAAGACATGGCAGACGGCGAGGGGTACAAATTCGTCGCCGCTGGCACGAACGCTCAGGTGGCAACCGGCGGGATCACTCCCTACGCCGGGTCGGAAGCATCAGCTGCTATCGGCTTCACCATCGGCGCCGACGCTGATGTGAACGCTTCCGGCGAAACCATCATGTGGGTGGCGTGGGGCGAGGAGTAATCCTCCACCATTGATCAACGAGAGGGGCGCTTCGGCGCCCTTTTCTTTTGCGAAAGGACCACGAGATGACCGAGACCACGCTGGAGGCCTATCAGGCCGCCGTGGGAGGAATGAGCGCGGATGATATGACCGCTGATGGCCTGCCCAAGATGAAGCCCCTGAATGCCGCTCTCAAGGCCGCAGGCTTCGACACCATCACCACCGAAGAGCGCGACGCCTTTGGCGAAGAAGCCGCCCCGGTGGAGACCAACACTGAAACCCCGCCGTCCGGTGAGATCCGGCTGACCATTCTGGATGCGCCGTGTGATCCGCTGCCGCTGCATGTTCACGGCGTCGGAAGCTTCAGTTTGCGGATCAATGAACCGCAGGTTCTGCCCCGTGAGGCGCTTGATGCGCTGCACAACGCCGGGGGCGTCGAATATACCAAAGAGGAGATTTCCTGATGGAACAGGGATTGCCCGTTGAACACGTCGCCGTCAGCAAGGCCAACCTGACGCAGCTCACCCAATTCGCGGAACTGATGATGGGTTTGGAGGTGCCTGAAGGTGCCAAGAAGGACGACATCAAGGTTTTGATCGAAACCGCAGGGTGGACGAAAGACACCATCCCGACGCTGAAGAAGTCCAGCGAAATCCCTGCTGTCAGCGATTCCAACGGTAAGCCGCGGCCCCGCGAGTTCATGCACGAATTCGGCGGCAAAGAGCGCATGTGCGTGGCAATCGTGATCCCGGAGCAGGAGAAGCCCGGGGGGGCCGAACCGGTGCCGGTGTCGTGCAACGGCGTCCAGCTCTACATCCCCCGCAACGAGCCCTATGCCATCCCGGTAGAGTATGTCGAAATTCTCGAAAACGCCGAGAAGTTCGTCTATCCGCCGATCACGGCAGATACCTCGATGCAGGAGATGGAAACGGGCCTGCGCGAACCCCGCGTGGTCAAAGAATATCCGTTCTCCTACGCGGCATAACCCGGGATGAGCACCTTTCTGAAACTGTGCCAGGATGTCGCCAAGGACAGCGGCACAGTTTCCACAATCGGGCAGCCTCAGACCACGACCGGCCAGACCGGCCGCTTGCTTCGGATCATGGGGTGGGTGACGGAAGCCTATGAGGACATCCAGAGTGAGCAGAACGCTTGGCGATGGATGCAGGCTGATTTCTCCGGCCCCGCAGTGGCGACCGTGCAAGAGTACAACGCCGAGGCTCTGGGGATTACCGAGCGGTTCTCTCGCTGGGTGATCTATGGTGAGGACGAGGAAAACCTGTTCACGATCTACAAGACCGCACTCGGGCAGTCTGACGAGGGTTTCCTAACCTATGTCGACTGGCCGTATTTCCGTCGCAACCTCTTGGTGGGAAGCGCGGCAACACGGCAGGACAAGCCGGTTTATTTCACCGTCGACAACACCAATCAGCTCAGGCTCTGGCCGACCCCGGATGACGCCTACACGATCCGTGGGGTCTACCACAAAGCCCCGCAGACGCTGGCCGACGATGGCGACATCCCAGAGATGCCGGAGGAATTCCATGACACGATCAAATGGCTGGCGCTGATGAAACTCGGTGTCTTTGATGAGGCGTTCAACCAGCTGCCCAGCTGGACCGCGAACTACGGGAAAGCCATGTCCCGGCTGATCGGTCACCAGCTTCCCCCGCTCAAGATGCAGAGCACGCTGGCCTGATGACCCAGCGCCAGCAGATCGTCCTCCTGCGGGGGGGCTTGGACATTGTGAGCCCGCCTCTCGAAATCGGCCAGGGCTTCTGCATCGGGGCTCTGAATTACGAGTCAGAGGCGCGGGGATACCGGCGCGTGCAGGGGCGGGAACGATATGACGGCCAGTTGAAACCCAGCGAGGCACAGTATTGGGTTCTCGACTTCGACGCCGGGCAGACAGCGATCGTGGCCGGGAATGTGGTGACGGGCGCAACATCTGGCGCCACGGGTATCGTGCTCCTGGATGTAACCCCGGACACCGGCACTTGGGCGGGCGGCGACGCCACGGGCACAGTGGTGATGTCTGAGGTCTCGGGCGAGTTTGAAAACGATGAGGCCCTGCAGGTTTCAGCGGCAACGGTCGCAACTGCGGATGGCGGAAGCATTCAGACCGGCGCGATCAATGAAACACTGGACGCGACCTATAAGCAGGCAGCCATCGAGCGCCGCAGGGCGTTGATCGCCGCGGTTCCTGGCAGTGGCGGCATCCTTGGGGTTTGCACCTACAGGGGCACCGTCTACGCGTTCAGGAACAACGCAGGCGGCACCGCTGCAATCATGCACAAGGCCACCAGCAGCGGATGGCAGGCGCAGAGCTTCGGTCACATGATCGACTTCACCGGCGGCGGCACAGCGACGATGGTGGAAGGGGAAACCATCACTGGCACCACCTCTGGCGCTACAGCGACCGTTGAGCGGATCGGGATGCTGGGCGGCGCGTGGTCGGGCACCGCAGAGGGCTATCTGGTCCTGTCCGGTATCACAGGCACCTTTCAGGCGGCCGAGACCATCACAGGGGGCACCACAGGGGCCACAGCGACGGCCACAGCAGCACAGGAGGCCATTGCCCTGCCACCCGGCGGGAAGTACCGCACCGTGGTCCACAACTTCTTTGGTGTCTCCAAGCTGTCGCGGCTCTATGGCGCCAATGGTGAAGGCCCGGCCTTCGAGTGGGATGGCAGCGTCCTAGCGCCGATCCGCAAGCAGATCGATGCCAGCCTTGATAAACCTCGGTTCATCTCGGTTCACTCCAACCACCTGCTGACCGGCTATGACGGCGGCTCCATTCTCTATTCCGGGACAGGCGAGCCACTGGACGCCAGGTCCGTTGCCGGGGGCGGGGAAATCGGATTCGGGCAGGATCTGACAGGTCTGAAGTCCAGCACGCGCACCGCCACGATCATCGCGGGCCGCAATAAGCTGGGCTATCTGCAGGGCAACGACACCGCCAACTTCAACCTGAGCTTCATCAGCGAGGACAGCGGGGCATTTGCCGACACCCTGGAAGTGGTCGGTGAGCCCTATTTTCTGGATGACCTCGGGGTCAGAAGCCTGCGGGCCGCGCAGACCTTCGGTGACTGGAGCATCGGGGCGATTTCCCGGCTTGTGGAGCCGATGATCCGGCGCAAGAGGGAGCAAGGTATCGTGCCTGTCGGCGCGGTGCGCGTGCGCGCGAAAAGCCAGTACCGGCTGGTCTATTCCGATGGTTCCGGCCTGAACGCCTACTTCGGGCGCAAGCAGCCGGAATTCATGCCCTTTGATCTGGCGATAACACCTACGGCTGTTCACTCGGGCGAGGACAGCAGCGGCAACGAGATCCTGTTCGTCGGTGACGATGAAGGGATGGTCTACCAGCTGGACAGCGGCAACGGCGCCGATGGTGCCGACATCGAGGCCTATCTGCGCGTCGCATACATGCATCAGGGCATGCCCAACCAGGACAAGCGGTATCACCGCGCCTTGGTGGATGTGATCGGCGGGGGGCCGGATACAGAGATCTTCTATTCCTCGGATTACAGTTACGGGGATCCGGACCAGCCGTCCGGCGCTGAAAGCCAGTTCGAAATCAGCGGTGGCGGCGGTTTCTGGGACAGCGCGATCTGGGACGAGTTCTATTGGGACGCCCCGGATCAGAGCCAGGCGAAGATCGAGCTCAACGGGATCGGCCAGAACGTGACCTTGGCCTTCATGTCTGACCGGACCTACGAGGAGCCGCACACTCTGGCCTCCATCACGATCAATTACACACTCAGGAGGACGCAGCGTTGAGCAACGATTACTTCAATGCCGACACGTTGATCTCGCGGCAGACCAAAGCGAAATCCCCCGCGGTGAATGCGATCATCCAGTCGATTGCCGCTGGGTTTGATCTCTTCCCGGGGAAAGACAAGCTGCAGCAGGATCGGGTCACGCATTACCCGGACACGGGCGCCGCTGATGCCTATGTGGTGACGATGGCACCGGCGATCACAGCCTATGCCGATGGCCTTTCCCTGCGCGTGGTTATCGCCAACACCAACACCGGCGCATCGACGCTGAATGTGAACGGCATCGGTGCCCGGGCGATCAAGTTGTTCAACAACACCGATCCAGCGGCCGGAGACATCACCGCAGGCGACATTTGCGTTCTGGTCTACCAGTCGAGCCTGTCTGCCTTCATCATGATCAGTCAATCGCGCAGCTATGTGGCATCGGCCCAGACGGCAGCAGAGGCGGCGGCGGCTGCACAGGAAGCGGCGGAAACAGCGCAAGGGGCAGCGGAAGAGGCACAGGCAGGCGCCGAAACTGCGCTGGATAGCTTCGATGACCGCTACCTGGGGGAGAAGGCGTCCGACCCGACAACAGACAATGATGGCGACCCTTTGCTTGTTGGGGCGATCTACTGGAAGACTGGCAGCGGCTTCCGCGTGTGGAACGGATCGGCATGGAGCGCGGCATTTTTCGACGCCAACGGCGCGCTGGTGGCAGCAAACAACTTGTCCGACCTGACCGACGCAGAAGCGGCGCTCGACAACCTCGGGCTTCAATTCTCCAATCCCACAACCACGGCGACGGCCAGCCCCTATGAGCAGGTGGCGGCAGACGTGAGTGGTGGCGCCTGGACGCTATCGCTGCCCGCGGCACCGGCAGCTGGGGATTGGGTCCGCGTGGCAGTCGTGAGCGGCAACCCTGAAACCAACAATTTGACCGTTTCCGGCAACGGCAACACGATCAACGGGGATGCCTCCCTGATCATGGACGCACTCTATGTGCAGGTCTCGCTGATCTTCAACGGAACCGAATGGAGGATTTGCTGATGCCCACTCTTTCCGATCTCATGGGTGGCGGTGGTTTCGAACTCATCGACAGCCAAACGTTCACATCTTCTGGTACTTGGACGAAACCGGCAACCGTCAAGGACGATGACATCGTGGTCATTGATACTTGGGGTGGTGGTGGCTCGGGTGGGAGCAACTCCGTCATAGGATCTGGTGAAGATGCCGGAGCCGGTGGTGGGGGCGGCTTCTCAAGGGATATTGTTCGTGCCGCAAGTATGAGTTCAACAGAAACGGTCACCATTGGTGCAGGCGGGGCATCGGTCACGAGCGCCCAGATTGGTAACGCAGGTGGCGATACAACAGTGTCTGTAGGGGGGGCTCTGACCGTAGGTGCCAGTGGTGGCAGAACGCCAAGCAGCACCAGCGGTACGTCCGCAGGCGACGGAGGGCAGAGCCTCCAAAGACTTTCTTCTGCTGAGGCTACCTCATCCGACGTTCGGCCTGTTGATGGATGGCGTGGTGGTGATCAAGGTAAACGCATAGATGGCCGTTCGTCCACATTCGGAGGCGGGGCTGGTGGTAGCTCCGGTCAAACTGAAGCTGGTGGCAACTCTGTCTGGGGAGGCGGCGGTGGAGGCGCTGTCGATGGAACCACTGCTGGATCTGGCGGCACTTCTGTTTTTGGAGGTGCTGGCGGTGATGCAGGTTACAACAGTGCGGGCACTGACGGTACAGCCCCTGCTGGTGGCGGCGGGGGCTGTACTGGCGGTTTTGCATCAGGAGCTGGCGCACGTGGAGAGGCCCGTATCTACGTTGTGCGTGGTGCCATACCCCCAATTGACTTTATCTTCGAGGTGTAACTGATGCGCGTAGCAATCGAACAGAACGGCGTCATCGCCAACATCATTGAAGTGGTCAACATGAACGCCGCAGCTGACCTGTACCCGGGCGCAACCGTGATGGATGCGGATGCGTCTGGCGTGCAGATGGGCTGGGTCAGCGACGGACAGGGGGGGTATCAGGCGCCACCTGAACCGGAGACGCCGGTAGAGTACCAGAAGCTCGACAGTGCGGCGCTCATCACCCTCTTGGAAACCGCGGGAGGCATGACGCAGGAACAGGTTGTCGCCTGTCATTCTGATCCGAATATGGCGTACTTTTGGATCTTGCTGCAGATCACACCCTACACCAGCCGGGACAATCCAAAGCTGCCTGCCGCGCTGACCGCGCTGGCTGCCCTTGGCTACCTTCCGAACGGGGCGCAGGCCGTCCTTGATGCCTGGCCAACCGCATGAGTGGTGCGCCCGCCATGGCGACGCCTATCTGACGACCCAAGAGGTGGAGTGGGAGATCGGGGTGCAGGGGTCCGACCTCTTCCTGCGCGTTCCCGCCGGTTTCCGCTTTGATGTCTCGGTGCCCGGGTGGCTCCGCTGGGCATTCGATCCAGATGACCCGCGCTACCTGCTGGCCGCGGCTCTTCATGATTACGCCATTCACGACCTTGGCTGGGGGCGGGTGAGCGCGGCGGCGCCATTCTCCGAGGCGCTGCGCGCTGCTGGTGTCGGTCGCACCCGCCGTCTGGTCATGGTCCTGGCGGTCACAATCCACAAATGGAGCTGACATGAGAATTGAGACAATCGGCAACGCATCGGCCGGATCTGCCGCCGTTGCTGGCACATGGCTGATGCAGGCCGGAACAAGCTGGCCTGTTGTCGTAGCAGCCCTTGCTGGCGCCGTGCTTGCGGTTCTGGAAATGGAAGATCTGCGGCTGCGTTTGGCCATGGTGATCTTCGGGTTCAACGGCTTCGTCGGCGCCCTTGGCGGCCCGGTGATTGTCGCTGGTCTTCAGGCGAAGTTCGATTTCAGCCACCCGGCTGTCGCTGCTCTCGTCGCCTTCGTCGCGGCCTTTGTCGCCCATGACCTACTTGGTGAGGTCAAGCGCGCGGTGGTCGCCCGGTTCGCCAAGCGAGGGACTGGCAAATGACCCGCAAAAAGCTGCGTTGCGCCCTTCGAGGCCCAAGGATTTTGGCCCTTCGCGTCGCAATCTCAGCGGTGATCTGGGTGCTGTTGGCTCTTGCGGTCATTTCTCTCTAACCGAGGATACAGTCATGGAAATCGACTATCGCTGGGTTCAGACCCGGCTGCGCGCCCTGGGCTTTGAACCGGGGCCGATTGATGGGGTGCGCGGACCACGGACAGATGCCGCTGTGGTGGCCTTCAAGCGATCCATCGGATTCCGCGCGCGGCCATATATCGGCCCGTTGACACTGGCGGCGCTTCGCCCTGTAGAGACGCTGGAGAAGAGCCGATTGCCGTGGATGCAGGAGGCGACCAAGGTGCGCGGTCTCCATGAACAACGGGACACCTCTCGCCTGCGGGGCTGGTTTGACCGGTCCGTGTCTTGGATCGACCCCCGAGACATCGCGTGGTGCGGGGCATTCGTAGCCACCTGCCACCGGTTGGCTGATCCGATCATCACTCTGCCGGAGAACCCACTTGGCGCCCGGAACTGGCAGCCATGGGGGCAGAGCACTGATCCTGTGCTTGGCGCCACGCTGGTATTTTGGCGCGTCTCCCGCTCCAGCTGGCAGGGGCATGTGGGATTTTACCACGGAGAAGACGACACGCATTTCCACGTCCTCGGCGGCAACCAATCCAATGCGGTGACTGTCACGCGGATCGCAAAGGACCGCCTGCTGTCGTCCCGGTGGCCCATCGGCGTTCCCGTGACCGGCCGCCGCATCCACCTGACGCCTTCGGGCGTTCCCATCAGCAACAACGAGGCCTGATCATGAAACGTCTGAAGAACCCGAAAGTTCAAGGCGCGCTGCGCCACCTGTTGACCGCAGTTGGCCCGGTGCTGGCGCTCATCATGGCGTCTGACGATCCGATGGCTCTTGTGCGTTCCCTGATCGGAGGCGCCGGGTGGCCCGCGCTGGTCGGCGTCCTGATGGCTGTCTTGGGCTTCTGGGCCAGCTGGACGGCCAAGGAGAAGGCGCAATGATCGAGCTTTTCCTCCTTATGGTGTTTGCCCACGCCTTGGCAGACTACCCGCTGCAGGGTGATTTTTTGTCCAAGGCGAAAAACCATAAAGCGCCAATCCCCGGCGTGCCGTGGTATCAGGCCTTGTGCGCCCACTCTGCTATTCAGGCTGGTGCAGTCGGCTTGATCACTGGATCGGTCGGCTTGGCGCTGGCCGAGTTCTTCATCCATTGCGCCACAGACTTCCTGAAGTGCGAAGGCAAGATCTCCTTCAACACGGATCAGTTCATCCATGTGGCATGCAAGGCCATTTGGGCCGTCATCGCGGTCTGGTGGCTGCTGTGATCTCCGCGCTGCTGGCGGAACTGCTGCCGTGGGCTATCGGCATCTTCGCCACCCTGGGCGCGATCTTCGGTATCAGCTGGTCAAAAGAGAGGACCGGTCGAAAGCAGGGCCGCCAGGAAACCTACATCGAAGCAAAGGCACGGGACCATGAGAAAGCTTCTGAAATCCGCGATCGTGTCGAGCGCGATCTTCCTGACCGGGTGCGCGAATACGATGACGCGGGCTATCGAGACTGAAACCGAGGTCGAGGCCGAGATGTGCCGCCAGTGGGGCAATAGTCTCGCCACTCGGTCCCGCCAAGACTCGGCACGGACCAAGAATGAGATCCAGAACGGTTATGCCGCCTTTGCGTTGTCCTGCCCGAACTGGACCCACCTGATCCCATAACTGACGGAGGCTTTGATGGCCGTACAGGATGTATCGACGCTTCAGCAGCGTTTGGAGAAGCAAAAAGGGAAACGTGCCCTTGAGCGCAAGACCATGACCATGACTGGTGGCTTCAATGCCGCCACGGGTGGCGCGCAAAAGACCACCGATGTGTCTGAAATCGCTGGCGGCATGATGCAGGAAGATAACCCGCTGATGACGCGCGCGAAGACGCAGGGCGCGCAGGTCGCGAACCGGCGCGGGATGCTGAACAGTTCCGCCGCCGCAGGCGAGAGCATGAACGCGGTGCTGGACAAGATCGTTCCGATGGCCAGCCAGGAAGCACAACAGCGCCATTCAGAGGTGATGTCGGACAAGGAGGCCGGTCATCGTTGGCGCGAGAATGAGCAGCAATATGGGTTCGCCAGCGCGCTTTCCTCTCAGGAAGCCGACCAGCGGTCCGATTTGTCGTTCCAGGAATACGAGCAGGCGTCGTTGCTTTCGGATCAGGACTTCGAACAGCAGATGGGCCTGTCGAAGGAGGAGTATCGCCAGCAGCTGGAAATCCAGAGCCGGGAACACACCTTCGAGCGCGGGCAAGCACAGCGAGCCTTCCAGCAAGAAGACAAGATGCAAAAACGGCAGCTAGCGTCTGAGCGCCAACTGGCCCGGATGGATTCGCAGACCAGGCAAAAGCTGATGCGGATGGAGTCCGATATGCGCGAACGTCTGGCACAGATCGACGTGGATCAGCAGACCCGCGCCGGTATGAGCGACATGGTGACTTCCATGAACAGCCAGTATCAGAACGCGTTGAACTCCATTCTCGGGAACCCGAACCTGCCTGCCGATGAGCGCGAGGCCTTGCTTCAGAACGCAGGGGAGCTCCTGAACCTTCAGGTCGATCTGGTATCCGATCTGTTCGACACGAAAATCGATTGGGCCGGTGGCAATTTCGACATCACAGCCCCCGCCCAGGAAGAGGACGATCAGGAAGATGACAACGGGAGCACCAACGGCTCCTCTTCATCGTCCAGCAACACCACCGAATATCTCGGCCCGTAATTTATGGGCTGTGAAATCAGGGCGGCGCGCTTCTCCGACATCCCGGAGATCCGCCGCCTCATGACCATGGCGCTGGCGTCATCCAAGTTTGCGGGCCGCGTGGACATTGACCGGGTCGCGCTGCGTCGGGTCGCGGTTGATCTGATCAGCCGGCAGACAGAGACCCCTCAATGCAACGGGCGTGTGGTCGTCGCGGACACAGGCGCAGGAGGCCTATCGGCCGTCTTTGTCGGTTTCGTGCAGCCCCTCTATGCCTGTCTGAACGTGTCGGTGGCTGCAGACCTGATCTGGTTTGCTGAGCCCGGTTCCGGCGCCCGGGCATCGCTTGGGGTACTGGACGCATTCATCGAGTGGGCGGACAGCGCCGACCATCCTGTCATCCATCGCTACGCGATCACAGACGCAATCACCAACCCGGACGCAATAGGCGCCCTCCTGACCAGGCGGCATGGATTTCGTTTGGTGGGCGGGCTTTACGAGAAAGGACTCTGATATGAGCCTCCCAGTTCTTCCAGCACTTGGCACTATCTTTGCACCAGCCGCAGGAGCTGGCGCCGCCGCTGCCGGGGCTGGAGCCGCAGCAGCGGCAGGCGCAGGTGCCGCAGCGGCGGCCGGCACATCCGCTTTTGCCACCATCATGGGAGGTGTCGTTTCGGGCATCGGCACCGCCATGATGAAGAAAAACGAGTACAAACAGGAAGAAGCGATGCGGGAGGCCGAGGATCGGCGTGTCCGCGATAGCTATGAAGGCGCAGGGGAAGCCACCCGCTTCTGGGATCAGGGACAAAACCCTGAGGGCGAGCAGGCGGCCTCCACAAACAAATTCGAACGGGCCGATGCGCAGTCCAACGAAGGTCTGCGTGTTGGTCAGACCGAGAAGCGTCAGCGTCTCGGTGAACAGTACCGGAACCGGGCAGAAACCGGGGCCAAGCGTTTCCGGTACGACCGCAACGCCGGTCAGATCGTCCAGGCATAAAGGGGGCTTCCCATGAACGGATTTGCCGATCTTCTCAAAGAGGGGCAGGGCGCCGCGCCTGCACCGCAGGAAGGGGCTCCAGAACAGCCCAAAGGGTTTTCCGCGGCGCAGGGCAAACAGGCGCCGCCTGAGCTGCAAGCGCAGTACAACCGCTTTGTCGGGATGTGCATGAAGCTGCTGTGGGGCGAGACGTTCCTGCCGAAGGTGGTTCAGATGTTCAAGAAGCACCCGAACCAGACGGATGCGATGGCGTCGATTGGGGCAGGGATCGCCCAGCGGATCTACATGGAGGCCAAAAAGAACGGGCATGAAATCCCGCCGGAGATCTTGGTGCATGGCGGCTGGGAAGTGATGCAGGAGATCGCAATGGTGGCCGAGGCTGCGGGCGAACAGGGGATCGAGCCGGATGAAATCGAGACCGCATATTATCTGGCTGCGGACAAGGTGCGCGATGCCTTGGATCAGGCGGGACTTATCGATCCACAAATGGTTCAGGAGCAATCCGAGCAGATCCGGCAGATGGCCGGTGACGATCTGATCGGGAATGTTCAACAGCGCGTTGGTGGTGCCCAGCAGAAGACCATGGACGCCATGATGCAGCAGCGGCAGGCAGGGGGACAGCAGACATGAGCTTTGCATTCGCAGGGGCGCTCCAGGGGCTTGGCGGTGGGCTGATGAAGCTTGCCGATGACCGCAGGAAGCTCGCCGATGAACTTCTGAAAATGGAGAAGAAAGCCGAGCTGGACAAAGATGTCGCGGAGTCGCGCGCAGCTTCCAAGGCCCGGCACCGGAAGGGTGGATCTGGTGGCGGCGGCAGCAGCGTTGGCCGCTCTGGCCGCGCTCTCTCCAACACGGAATCGGACAATCTGGCCCGGCTCTACAAGGACTATGCAGAAAACGGTGCATTTGAGGGTGAAGCGCCCGGTCTAGGGGCATTTGAAACCCGTGTTGAACAGCTGATCAAGGAGGAGGGATCTCTTGCCAAGGCGGCTGAGCGCGCACGCAGCGAATGGGGTGGCACCGAAGTCACCAGCACCGAATTGAAGGAGCGCCATCCGCTGAGCCCGGCCCGTCTCTGGGACGATGACGGCAAATACGAGGAAACCACTACCCAAACGAATTATGGCTTTCGGTCCGCTTTGGGTGGGCCGCCGGCACCTGCTGAAGGGCAGGGCCGAAAGCCGGATACGTCGCAGGCTATCGCTGATGCGAAAGACGCAATTGCACGCGGTGCCGACCCTGAGAAGGTCAAGCAGCGCCTGCGGGAAATGGGCATTGAACCGAAAGACCTCTGATGGGCATTTTTGACGACCTGATCCCGGATCAGAATAACAAGGCCGCTTCCTCTGGAGGCGGCCTTTTTGATGATTTAATCCCCTCGGATACGGTGGGGCCAGTTGAGGATGCCGCGCCTGCGGTTTCCAAGCGCCCTGTTGCGCGCCCACCGCGCCAAGCCGATCAGACCGATGATGCGCGGGCAGAGCGCGGGTTTGGCCGGTCCTCCTACATGGATGGACTTACGGATGCCCCTGCGGTCCCGGCCAACGATTTGTCTGGCGTGGGCTCCGTGGATGAGCAGTTGGACACCGCGCGGCGCCGGGAACAGGCCGGTGATGAGGAAAGCCAGCCGATCGGGGATCTGGGCAGCCGTTTTGCCCGAGGCGCAACCGAGGTGGCCGCGTCTCTGCCGGAAGCCGCCGCGATTGCTGGGGCAGGCAACCCGAATGCATCGGCCCTCTTCGCTCAAGAGGAGGTCGACCGGGCACGGGAGCAAATCGCGCTTGCTGAACAGCGTCTCTCAGAAAACCCGGATATGTCCGAGGAAGGGCGGAAGCGGATCCAAGATGTGATCGCGGCCGAGCGCCGGAAGGTAGCCGCCTATGAGCCTCTTATCGCTACGGCGGAAGGGCCATTGAAGCCTGCGGCTCAGGATCGGCCCCTATTCCAGCGAGGCGACAAGCTCCGCGCGGTCAGCGAAGAGCTGTTCGGCACGCCTGATCCGCAGTTTGATGACCGGTTCATTTCAAAGCTGGCGGAAGGCGGCGGCAGCATGGCGGGTTTCGTTGGCGCGACAATCCTGACAGGGCTGCCTGGCATCGTCGCAACTGGTTCCGCAGTCAATTCCTCTGGCATGTATCGGCGGGCTATTCAGGAAGGAGCCAGCGAGGAGCAGGCGCGCACGGCCGCATATCTCGGGGCTATCGTTGGTACGACTGAGGCTGTGCCCATCGGGCGTGCTCTGAACCTCCTTCCGGCCAAGGCGCGGGGCAGGGTCGCCAATGCCTTGGGTCGCCGTCTGTCTGACGCGTTCCGCTCTGCTGGCGAAGAAGGCGCGCAGGAAGCGATGACCGAGATCTCCAATAACCTGATCGCGCGCGGGATCTGGAACCCTGACCAAAATGCTTTCGACGGGGCCGGTGAGGCCGCGCTGATCGGCGCCATCCTTGGTGGCGGTCTTGGTGCTGTCGCTTCGACGCCACGCGATGATCAACGCCTTGATAGCCCTCGTCTGACGGAAGCCGACCGGGCGAGCCCTCTGCCCAACGCTGTGATCGATGACGGCAAGGCGGCGATCGAGGATCTTCTGAGTGGGAACGCGCCGGTGCAGCCCGCCCCGCAGCAAACCACCACAAATCCCCCCTCCAATTTGCCGAGCAATGCTGCCCCTGCCGGGGGAGAGGCGCCGCAGGCACCAGCACAGCCTCTTCAGGAGCAGACCCCTGTTGCCGCAAGCGCCATGCCCGAGCCTGAGGCGATGACGCGGGCACCTGCACAGCCTGAAGGTGGAGATGCAGAGGTTCTGCCGGTCATGGACGAGAATGGCCGCGAGACCGGCGAATTCGTCCGCCTGAACCCGACCACGGGACAGATCGAGAAGATCACCCCCGACGCGCCGGTGGAGGTCGACACCACTCCCGCGCCGACACCGCAGGCAGAATCCAGCAAGGAAGAGACGATTGCCGATGAGCCATCCGCGCCCCGTCAAGAAGCAGAGCAGCCTCAAGGTCAAACTGGCCCCGATGTCACGCCGGTGGATCTTCCCCAGGCGGCAGGGTCGGTCGAGGTCGTAGAGCGCAAGGCGCGGGGCAAAACCACGCTTCAGAAGCGTCCGGTCGCAAATGAGCTCAAGACGCGCGGGCTCACGGTGAAACCGGGATCGCCTTTGGCTGATGAGCTGAAGGCCCGCGGGATCAACGCGCGGACCCATCCCGGCCTGTTCAACAGCAATGGCGTCTCCGATTGGGATAACCTGCCGGCCGATGAGTGGGGCGATTACCGCTATGAGGTCGGGGAGGATGGCAACGGGTATCTGAACCGGCAGGGCGTCATCGATGCGCTGGAAAGCGAGATGCGCGGTGCCCCGGTGCAGGTAGGTGAGCAAGCCGATCTGCAGATGGCCGCCGATGCCAAAGAGGCGCAGGCTCGTTTCGAGGCCGCCGACCTGGATCCCGAGGAAATCGACCTTGGAGGTGTTGAGGATGCCGCCGTCGTCATCACGCACCCGGAGGAGGACATCTCGACCCCTTCAGAGCGGATGGAGTACGTCGCACGCAGTGTGGACGCTGCGATGGCCGAGATCGGCATGTCCGGCAGAGTCGCCGCAGGCCGCCGCCAAGAGATCATTGGCATCCTGAACGACCGTGGCGGAAACGTAGAGGATGCGGTATGGTGGAACCTTCACAGGGAAGCAGATGGCTATGGACAACAATCTCCCGAAACGCGATTGGCTGAGAAACCCGCAGACGGGCAAACAGCGCGAGGCAGCGATGTTGCACCGGAAGTTTCGGGCGATCCTGGACGATCCACAGGCCAGTTCGGACCAGAAGGCCAGCGCCAAGGAATCGATCCATATGATCGACGGGCTGATGAGCGCCAAGCGCAAAAGCCCGCAGCCTCAGAAGTAAGCGCCCCGGCGGCATCTGGGAAGCCCGAGACCCTGCCGAAACTGACATCGGAGCCAGTCACAGACCAGCAGCAGGACCAGATTGAAGACTACTTGGAGCGGTCCATTCGTTCGGCGTCGTCGCTCTCAGAGCAGGAGCAGCAGCGGATCGACAAGACCTACGCGGAGAATGGGAACGATGACGTTGCCAGCAGCATCCGCAAGGGCATGGTGCCTCTTAACGAGGATCTTACCGTATATCGCGGCGAGGCGTTGGATGAAGTCGGCGGCGGCCTGATGTCTGTCACTCTCAGTGAGAATACGG